TCAGAGAATCTACCCATGAAGTGGTTCCAGCTGCACGGTGATGTAGCTCTCAGTTCCTTCATGGAGAAAATCTCCATGGAGAATCACTGGGGTAAGCTTGCCACTGAGGACAAGCCTCTTGACCAGCCGCGTTTGATTTATTCAAATGCGGACTTAAGAGAGGACATTGAATCCGATTGCTGGAAGACACCTGAAGGTACTGATAAGACTAGGCTGGCACGCTGCCAGTCCTATGCCGGTTCCGCTGGATCTCTTGTTGGCCATTCTTTCGATGCTCGAAAGTTAGCTTGGGAACCAAAGTCCTGGGCTCCACAAGACCTCCTAACCGGCAGATTATTTAACTTTGACGCTCCCGGAGGTAAACTCCGGACAGTTGCCATATGTGATTACTGGAGTCAGGTAGCTATGAAAAGCGTGCACGATCACTTATTCCATATATTGAACGAACTGTATCTTAATGATGCAACATTCGATCAGAATGGATTTGTAGAACGTTACCACGCAATGGGGTATAAACCCCACTGGTCTTTTGACCTTTCAGCCGCTACCGATTCCATTCCTCTAGGCCTCTATGTAGAGTGCCTAACTCCCTTCCTAAGACAGGAAGGTGAGACATATGATGATGCTCGTAATAGAGCCGAACTGTGGTCCAAAATCATGACCTGCCGTGAATTCGGAGTCCCTGAACCCAAGAAGGGGCAGATTAACTATACCGGTTCACGAAAATACCCAAGGATACAGTACAATACTGGACAGCCTATGGGGGCTTACTCGTCTTGGGCGAGCATGGCCTTAGTACACCACGCAATGGTACAGTTTGCCTCCTGGCTTGATAAAATGCCAGGGGTAACAGAGGGTAAAGGCCCTCGCCAGAACAAAGCGAAATGGTTCGAATCTTACGGAGTGCTCGGGGACGATGTGGATATCGCAAAATGCGAGACCACAGCACGCAACTACCAAGTTGCGTGTGCCGCCTTTGAAATCAAAATAGGTCTGGCTAAGTCTCTTCAAAGTAAAGGAAACTTCTTTGAATTCGCCAATCAACGTTTTGCTGAGGAAGGGAACATCTCACCCCTGTCCTTCATGGAAGAACTAACAAGTTCAACCAGTTGGAACAGAAGGGTAGAGTATGCTAACCGGATTAGTACACGTTTTGGCAAGACAAGTAATGAGCTCAATCTCGTAAGATTGGTTTGTACTGCACGTCAGTGGACTCTTCTAATACCTGAATTAACAGGGTACCGGCCAAGGATAATCATGCGTCTTTTGAAATTCATTCTACTGAACCCTCTGAAGAGTGCTTGGCACTCGACATCGGTGATCAATATAGAAGCTATCAAAGAATGGATAGGTAACCTCAAAGAGGTGGTCCTATCTGTAGCTTCGTCAAAATCGGCATGGATTACTTTGGAGAACCGGTTAGCTGAAGAGTTAGCCACGTTAGTGAAAAAGGAAACTAAGCGTTTGGTCGAGCGTATCCCTACGTCTCACACCAGATATGCTTATGACCCGGAAATGGAAAATTTCCTGGCAAGCATTGGTGAGAAGCATAGAGCCAATATGCCCTTCCTCCAGCCTCGACTGCGTTCCGTAGGTCCTGATACCAAGTATTCTTGGACCTATATCGAGTTCTCGATAAATAAATTTAACGAGGACCTGAGAAAACGGATTCGACAGTTCGAGATGACCAATTGGAGGATGTTAACCCTTAAACCTTATCTCGTGCACCAAGCACCTGACGGTTCGGAAGAATTTAATAAGACCCTAGCTCTCCACAGTAGTGTAGCCCACTGGGTGAAACTCTGGTTAGATTTGGGCAACTTCCCAAAACCTATTATCATTAATAATGATAGCCTGTCCGCATCGCTGCGGACAGAGCTAAGTCAGAGTGACTTGGTAGAACACGCAGAGACCCTGCTAAAGGTTATATTACCTCTTATCGCAGAGCACCTCGGCCATAATATCGCCGGCGTTCCGTACTACCCCTTAAAAGGGGCGAAAGGGGGAGCTTGGTATCTCCTGATGAAGAGATGCGTTAGCAAATTCACCAAAGCCGTTGAGGCAGCCGCTTCCGATCCGAATCCATTCGGATTGAGAAC